TGGCATACAACTACGCCCCAACGCTTCTCAGCAAGCTGGTCATGCAGCTTTTTCTGGAGCGGTCTTGGTGCATATGGAATAACGATCTGCACTACTTGCCAACCTCTTTTATTGCCAGCTTATGCGCCTTGCTAAAGCTACTGCCCTGCTTCATCGCCGCAGACATCTTGGACATATGCTTGGCAGAGTGATGGACAGAATGCTTTTTCATGGCTTTGGTCTGTTGTGGACTAAGCTTGGAAGACAATGTGTGGCTCCATTAGTCGGGAAGATTATTGATATATGAGGGCGCCGTAAAATATCGGAGGGTGGGGTCAGGCATATCCCGAAAACCTGACCAACATTCTAGGCAAAGCGTATCCATTCTGTATCCAAACAATTAGGCATGCCCTTCTTTCCCCAGCAATCCTGCGGGATACAGAGCATCAACACACTACACTCAAGATACAGTGCATCGATGGTCAGCCCGGTCTGCTTCGTGCGCGAAGCTAGGCCAGACACAGCACTGATATATAGGGAGCCTCAACCCTGTCCTTCCTCTGCCTTAACCTCGCCACCTTCCCAACTAATCGTAATGCTTTGCTGAGCTGGTGCATCCTCTCGCTTATCTCTCAAGCCCCATGGCTGTAGCTTAGCCATGGTGAACTTCAATGTATCAACCTCAAGTCTACGGCGCTGAACCTCAGCATTGAGCATCCTTGGATCTAGCTCAGCCGGTAGCGGTGACATGGCAAGATCATTGATGTGATCAGCATAGAACTCTGCTTGCATCACCCTGCCTCTACGATAGATCTCGAACAGCTCATCATCATTCAGCACTGACCTTGTGACAGTCCGATAGCCAGGCATGCCCGGATCCTTACAGATGCTGAGCAATGTCTCACCACTGCCAAGCCGGTCAGCAATGTCTGTCATCATTGATTTGTTGATCTTCTTAACTGCCATGATTGTCCAAATAAAAAGGCTGGCACTGCATCAACAGAACCAGCCAGTCAGGGAGGAGCGGTGGAAAACCGCACGATAAATAGATCATCCACATTTTGACGGCATTTGCAACACCCTTTATTTCTTATGCATGATGCTTGACATATAGTGTCAAGATACCCATATTCATTGTGTAAGGTAATTCAACAACGAAGGGAGACAACAAATGGATTTTACAGCAAAGCGAATTAAAGCGGGTGTGCCAATATGGACTCTTTATAAAGATGGTATTTGTGATGTTGGCGCAATGACAATATTCGATGGTGAAGGTGTTGTTGCTACTGTCGAACTTGTTATGTCAGACGCTGCTGAGTTTCGCGGCACAGATGTTTCTGAGGTTTTAGCAAAGTGTCGTGCGGCAGTTGAGGAAGATTTTGCAGAAATGGAAGCCGAAAGTCGCGCTGAAGCATTTGCCGAAGCTGGTTTAGCCGCCGTTGTTGGCGGGATGTCTAAGGAAGACGCTTATCATGTTGCTTATTCAGCAATGGCGGTGGCTTAACAGCCCCGCCCCGGAAGGGAGCATCAAATGAAAACCCCACAAGTAAAACCTGATTGGAACACTGGCATCTATATCGGCAACGGCGTTGTTGCCAAGCCTAACAAGCCCGAAGAGGGCAAGCAGTATCTGCTAATGGGCGGCAGTGACAAGCCAAGCATTGCCAATGGCAACACATGGGCTGAATCAGAGATTGGAGCAAAGTAATGGAAGATTTATGGAATGGAATGTTCAGCATCAGTCGCAAAGTCAAAAAGAAAGCTCCGCTTGGCAAACTAACTTACATTGCCGATTTTAGTTGCGGATCAGCAGATGGAGAGATCATTGCAAAAAATGGTCATGGTATGTGGGTGGTTGATAAGCCGATCCTTGAAATGACAGAACGCGGTGAGGAATGGTGCGGTGATTTTACACGCCATGAGTTCAAGACATTAAAGGCCGCAAAAAAGTTCTGCATAGATCAAGGTGCAATCGTGTCATCTGAGAGATATTGATGATGTCCATCATCCGCTTCATCTTTGAACTCGCCGGGCTGGCACTATTCTTTGCCAGCCTTTACCTCACCGCTATTCTGCTTCATGCAATGGCCGGTACGCTGTAATGGCTTGGATAAAGACCAGTCGCTTTACATGGGTCAATGACAGCATCCCAGATCTTGTCATCCATCATTGCGGCCATCCAACAGCTATCAGGCCATACTATGCCAGCAAAGAAGACCGATACCTGACAGCATGGGATTATTATCCTGTCTTTGAGCCTTGGCATTATGTTGATCGCAGTAAATGTCAGAATGAGGTTATTTGTGCATGGCACAACCTCAAGCCATTACAAACTATGTTAGAGCGCTTGTTTGCGCCCGATACGATATAGATCGATAATACATCTTTGTCAGCGCATCTCTGTAGTTGCGCTTGACGATCCTTGGATCATTCAGACCTAGTATGTGAGCCAGTTTGCTCCACCTTGGGCCACGATCCCTTCCCACTGCACTGTGTGCCACTGCCATGATGAGCCGCCTACTATCCTGATCCATGGCCATCAACATGCCATGCGCCTCATCCATTGCATCGATCTGATCCCCGGTTGGTCTAAGCCTGACCTCACCTTGCTGCGTCCATCCATAGCCATGCCAGTCCATTGGATAGTCTGGCCATGATGCTTGCTTTTGAACCCTGATAGCCTTGGGCAGTCGGCGCTCAGTCACAGCCATGTCCAGCATCATCGTGTGCAGCTCGTTAATGTCCATGACGGTTCCTTTCCAAGTGCCGCTCTGCCTCAATCACCCAATCCAAAACTTGCGTGTGATCCATCTTTGAGATTGCTTTGAGTGTGTCTGTGAATCTGTCGGCTGACATTGTTGGGCGCAGATGCCGCAACGCCCGGTCTTTGCGAAACAACAGCGGATCATTTTTTGCTTTGGAAACGGCTGTAACGTAGTTCTGGTTTGTCTTTTTGGTGATCGTCCTCAACATGTCGCGTATTTCGTATGATCTATCCTGTTGACATGGTTGATCTGATGAATTACTGCTTTCAGTATAATCGAGCGAAGCGAGTTGAGGCTTATCCTGTTTGGTTAAATCAATAAATTGGTTCGGCTGATCCTTAAAAGGCTTATCCATTAAAGGATTATCCTTAACAGGATTATCCTTAACAGGATTATCCTTATGCAAATTTACCAATTTAAAATTCTTAAAGCTCATTCCGATTCGCCTTCCAATGCCGCTGCTATAAAACAATAATTGGCGCCATCCACTGCGTGATCCTCATCAAACCCGGCGTTCCATCTCGCCAGCTTCATCTCGACAAGCATTCTGGCTGTCTGAGCTGGCGTGACCTCAACGCCAAGCACCAATGTCCATCTAATTGCTAGTTCCTTGTACAGCGGCTGATACGGCCCCAGCTTCTTGCCCCGGTCTTTCATTGTCTGTGCGGCTTCTATCGCTAGATCTTGTGGATCGCTCATCCGGTACACTCCCCATCGTCTGCCTGACAAAAGAAGCTCTTATCATCAAAAATCCAATCAGATTGACGGCAAATAAAATCACCTAAATCTTGATAACTCTGCCCATAAATAAACTGATTTCCGATCTGCTTTTCCATGTCGATCCACCATTGCATGCGCTCTGGGTGAGATCGAAACATAGCCGCCCGATTTGCTTCTGATTTCAAAAAACACCCATCACAATTACTTGTGGTTGTAATGTTCAAATCAAAATCGAAAGCTAACCTTTGCTTTCCCCAAAACTCTAAAATGTCAGGGTTGCGTATTTTGGTATCATTCAAAGGCCACCAGTATTTTATATATTGGACTGGGCTTTGTTTTATGCGCCTTGCTTCATCTGCGCGGATGCCCACCGCATTGTGCCAACTTTTCCAGCCAAGTGATTGCAAATACAAAACACTTGGACGAATTTTTAATTGCTGCGTGCAAAAACGGCGAATCTTGTCTGGCAATCTATTATAATGATTTATGATTGCAGCGAATGGCTCCCCATCCCTTGAGGCACTGTTGTGGTTCACAGTTTCAAAGCTGTGCTTGCCGTCTAAATTTCTATATTCCACCCACGTTATTGGAACGCGCCATCGTTCGGCACATTCTTGAACAAAATCGAGCGTTTCCGGCATTTCTCTGCCTGTGTTTGCAAAAACTACCTTTGCGCGCTCTGGCAGATCGCCATTGGCTTGCAATATCTGATGCAGCATATAGGCTGATGTTCTGCCGCCACTAAAGCTGATCTGTATGTTGCCGTTTGGTAACTGATAAGCGCTGGTCATGTAATATCCTCCAACATTTGTTGTTGCTGCATGTCAGCTCCCCGGTTCCCAAGATCACCCATGTTCCTTGGCTCATCTGATGTTCTTTGCTGCATACAACGCATTTCTCTGTCATGCCCTTTTGCGGTGAAAAATGCCTGACCTTGTTCTTTCTCTTCATTGATCCAAATCTCCATAACCTTGTCAGCCAACGCTGACCGCAAATAATCCCATGTCAGGATGCCGGGGCTTCCTTTGAGGTATTCCGGCAATGACTGGTGGGTTTCATCGAATGAAAGCTGGTTGTCTGTCGATAATCGCCGAACAGGGATGCTGTATGCCTCTGCAATGGCAAATGGCCCCAATCCTAGCGTCAA